CTCCCCCTCGCCCCTGAGTGGGAGAGGGGGCTGGGGGGTGAGGGGACCGGCGCCAGCCGAGGAGCCGGCAGCCGAGGCGCTCGTCGTCGCCTCGGCTGCCGTGTCCTCGTTGGCCGCGCCGTCGGTCTGTTCGGGGGGTGTCCGAACCTGGTCATCCGCCATCTGGGGATCCTCCGGGTCGACCCAGAGCACCGTCGGCTCGGGGTCCTCGTCGTAGTGCTCCAGGTAGACCTGAGGCATGTTCTTGAAGTACGGGCGCACCACCAGCGAGGCGCCCGCCAGCACGTCTTCGTACACCTGCCCGGTCACCGGGTCGGTGTACCGGTCGACCAGGTCGGGCGAGACAAACGGGTACTCTTCGCCGACGATCGCGTTGACCCCGGCCGGGGTCCAACGGGTCAGCGCTTCGAGCCCCCCATCGCCGATCCGAACGTCCTGGATCCAGCCGGAGGCGGGGTTGCCGTCGTCGTGGTCGATCGTGAACGGCAGCACGTCGGCGACGTCGTCGGTGGGGTCGCCCTGGAGCTTGATCCCGGCCTTGAAGTTCTGGTAGTACCGCTGGATCCGCTCGGGCGTGTTGTCGACGCTGCCGTACTGCGGGTGGTCCCAATGGCCATACGGCACGACGAGCTGCCAGGTCTCGGCACCTGGCCGGGCGGCGGGTCGTTCGACTTGAACCAGCAGCTTGCGCGGCATCTCCGCTCCGTCCCCCCTCTCCGCCTGCGGAGAGGGGCCGGGGGTGAGGTCCCAAACCACACAGAGCGCGGCAACTGCATGTCCCCGTCTCCGGGGGGCAGTCGCCGCGCTCTGTTTACGCGCAGCCTATGCAAACTTTGGTCAGTCTAGCACGGCGGATCTTGGGGTGTCAAGGGGCAGGCCACAAAGGCCACGCGCCTCCCCTCTCCCCTCCTTCAAGGAGGCGACTAAGGGGTGGTCCGCTCTTCTCCCCTCCTTCAAGGAGGGGATTAAGGGGTGGTCCGCGGGGAGCCCGTGACAACGCAACGAGTCGTCAACAGACCTCCCCTTCGTCCCCTCCTTGAAGGAGGGGAGAACCCGAGTCCGCGTCACTTCTCCGCCGCCTTCTTGATCTGCTCCCGCACCGCCCGCACCCACCGCCCGCCCTGCTTCGCCGTCAGACTCGCGAACGCCCGCCGCGGCAGGTTGCTGGTCCTGGGTCGGCTCGACTGGTGGTAGAGCGCATACGCCGACGCCACGGTCAGCCGCAGCGACGTCTCGGTGATCACCTCCCGCGGGTTGACCGCCGCTTGCCGCAACGCCCCGGTCCGCACCAGGAGCGGCTGATTGCCGAACCTCCGCTGCTTGTAGGCGGCATAGCTCGGCGCCAGCGGCGCCCAGCCGGGGTTCGGGTTGCCCTCTTCGTCGGTCCCGGTCTCGAAGTCGCCCGAGGCGGCGAACTTGGCCGCCATCGTGGTCGACCAGTCCCGAGCCATCACCTTGAAGGCCGGCGAGAAGTCCGTGACGGCGGCCATCAGGCCGTGGAGCTTGACGCTCACCTCCCGGTCGCCGTCGATGTCGAAGCTGAAGTGCAGTGTGCCGGGCATCGCTCTCTCCTCTCCCCTCCTTCAAGGAGGGGATCAAGGGGTGGTCCGCAGGGAGCCACCTCCCGCGAAACCAGCTCCAACCCCGCAGGTCCTGAGCTTGTCGAAGGGCCGGAGCACAAGGACCTCGCCGGCCCTTCGACAAGCTCAGGACCTACGGTTCTCACTCGCCCACCGCCCCCGCTACCCCACAACACCCCGTCTCGCCGTTCTAGCTTTGCTAGACACCGCTTGACGGCCAAACGGGAGGGATTGGGCCGATCCGCTCTCCCCTCCTGCAAGGAGAGGATCAAGGGGTGGTCCGCCCGGAGCCACCTCTATCGAAACCGGCTCCCCGCGGACCTCCCCTCAATCCCCTCCTTGCAGGAGGGGAGAGCGAAGACCCGCCGCAGGAGCTATCCCGCCCCCAACTGCCCCCCGAGCATGACGGCGAGGTTCAGCAACAGCCAGACCATGACCATCATGACTACCCGCAGCGCGACGTGGGTCCGGTAGCGCGCCTGCTTCCAGGCCAGCGCCTGGCGGCGGAGATACTCGCGCTTGGGCAGGCAATCGATGGTTAGCTCCGGGCGGCCGTTCTCGGTCGGTGGCAGGGGTGGTGTCCAGCGTCGAGGGTTCGGCTCAGCCATTGCCCCGCTCCTCCGGCGTCAGCAAGTGCTGCAGATGATCCGGCACAGGATGCCAACCCCGCGCCGCCCGGTTCGCACCCATCCGCTTCATCGCGTCCCGGGTCTCAAGCGCGGCGCGGAGTGGACCCTTGCGGTGCTCCTCCGCATTCGGACCCGTCAACCCCCCCAGCACCTCGACCACGCGCTCATACTGAGCCTCGGCGTTGCCGGGGTGCATCGCGTGAACCAGTGCGTTTGCCTCGCTGACCACCGCGCGCTCGGCCTCGGTTCGCGGCGGCAAGACCGTGATGTCATCGGGGTTGTAGCTCGGATCGTCAGCGTGTCGCATCGTTCTCCCTCAGCCGCACCACGACCATCTCTTCGGTGGTGTCGCTTCCTGGACGAGTCCACTCAAGGTGTTGAACGGACAAGACCTGGTAGTCTGTTCCCCCCGGGACCACAACTTCATCCTCGAACGCGCTCTCCGGCTTCACGAACCCGCGAATGCTCGCCCCGGAGCGGTTGTCGTCCACCACCAGAACCACATTCCCGGGCTCGCGCAGACCAGCGGTGAAACTCGACGCTCGCTCCAAACGCAGGTCGCCACCCGCATCGAGAGAGCCGCCGCGATACTTCGTCAGATCGACCTTGCCGTTCTCCACCGGCAGTTCCAGGTGACGCTCAATCCGCCCCTCGAACTTCGGTGCATTGGCAAGATAGTCAGACATCACCGCCTGCACCTCGGGGTTCTGGTACTCCCGATCCGACCAGCGCCAAAGCTGCCGGCGCACCTGCTCCAACTCGTCATCACCGAAGCCAACCTGTTGCAGCCACTCCCGCGCCGGCTCCGGTAGCGGCCGCTCCAGGCTGTTCGCCGCCGGGTTCCACGTCTGCTTTCCCACCGACCCCACATGTCCCCGCGGCCCGGGCTGCGTCTCAGGGATCCCACGCGGCTGGGCCGTCTCCGCGAACCGCGCTCGGTAGGCCGCCGCATCCGCCGCCGTCAGCAGCTCGGGATGCCCCGGCACACCCCGCACCTCCGGCGGCTCGCGCAGGTCGCCGAGCCCCACCGTCTGCCACTTCGGCCCGGTCTCCGCCACGCCGGTGATCTTCACCTCCGGGTCGAGCCCGGGCAGCTTGTATCGCGGCCGGTGGAACTCGACCGTCCCGCGCTCGCCCTTCTTCCCCCGCCGGAACGTGAAGTCCCGACCGCTCGGGCCGGCGATCACGCGGAGTTCCTCATACTTGTCCGGCTGGGTGACGAAGGTGCCGTGCTGCTCAATCAGCGGCTTGAACGCCTCCTCGTCCCGCTTGGTGAACCAGTCGACCGCGCCGACCTGGTCGTCACCGACAGCGACCCACAGGTCGTCACAGTTGGGGTGCAGCGGCGGGGTGAAGCGGCGGGCCTCCTCGCTGTCGGCCCGGAACACCTTGCCCTGCAAGCTGGCGCACAGCGGGCAGTCGTCGCCAACGCCGCTGAACATCACGCGGCCCGTGCCCGATTGCGCGGCGACGGCCAACCGCGTCTCTTCCCTGGTCTCGGTGATCAGGATCGAGCCGGCCATCTCCAGGATGTCCACCAGGTCAGCCATCACACACTCGCCGCCGTTGCCTGAGCCTCGTCGACCAGGTCGACCCGCAGCCGCCGGTTGACCGCCTCGGCAAAGCGGTTCGCCAGGGCGTTGAGGTCCTCGCCTTTGAGCGCACCGCTCAGCACCTCGAACCGGGCCGCCTCGGCCAGGTGCTCAGCCAGGTTGAGGCCCTTCGTGGTCTCCGCCTCGGTCGGCGCCGGCGCCACCAGGTCAGCCGGCGGAGCCTCGCCAATCTCCTCGGCAAACCGCTCGGCAGCCAGCACCCGCACCCGGGAGATGAAGGGCGCGATCGCGGTGCCCAGGTCGCTGACCAGCGCCGGCGCCGGCGTCAGGCCCGACAGCTTCGTCGGGTCGCCGCCGGCGAGGTCGACCTGCCGCAGCAGGTTGCTCAGCAGCGCCTCCAGGCGGGGCAGCATCTCCTGCTGCCACTGGTCGTTGAGGGTCGCCGTGTCGGCCTTGACCTTCGCGACCGCAGCCCGGACATCGGCCTCCGAGAAGCTCCTCACACGCCCCCTCTCCCCGGCGTGGGAGAGGGGGCCGGGGGGTGAGGGGCGCCAAGCCGCGCCCTCCCGCCGCGCATCCCGGTCCGGCAGCCTCAGCCCGTCCGCCATCCACTCGGCCATCTGCTGTTTGTCCGCCGGCGCCGGTTCCTCGCCCTGCGCCACCGCCTGCACGAACCGGCCGGCCTGCGTTTGGTCTTGCTTCGACCCGAACACCTCGCGAATCGGTTGATGCTTGACCTCCGGGTAGGCTTCCTCGGTCAGCAGCTTCTCGGCGTTGTAGTCACACGTCCGGCGCACCAGGTGGCGGTTGAAGACGCCGGCGATCATCCCGGACAGGCCGCCCCAGGCCATGATCGAGAAGTCCATCAGGTCGCCACCGAGCTCGGTCGTGCCCGACTTGGTCGAGCCCAACTGCATGAACCCGCACAGCGCCGCCCGCAGGAAACAACCCTCGTGCCACTGCAAGTACTCCAGGAACCCGACCGAGTCCGACCCGCCAATCAGCCGGCCGTCGAGCAGGTTCCAGCCGGGCGGCATGACCAGCCCCGAGGCCTCATGCCGCCGCACCGCCGAGAGGATCTCGCGGAACGATTCGATATCTTCCTGGGTCGCGCCCTGCGGCGCCTGGCCCGCTGGCAGACCCGCCAGCGAATGGTCCAAACCGATGTCCGCAATCGTGCAGAGCATCGCGATGCTCTCGTAATGCCGGTACGCCGGCCGCAGGATCGAGCGCCCGTGCCACTCCCGCCGCCGCAGCCGGTAGGGGAACAGTAGCAGCTTCTCGATCGGGACCTTCTTCTCGACCTCGTCGCCCGTGTCCGGGTCGACGCCCTTCTGCACGATGCCCTTGATACCCCCGTCCCGGTCGAACTTGTACTCGTCCACGCTCGCCGGGTCCCTGTCGGCCAGGCGCCGGATGAGCAGCCCATCGGGCGTCAGTTTCCAGACGATCTCGAACACCGCCGTGCCGTGCAACGCCGCGCCGCAGGCGTTGTAGAGCACCTCGCTCCAGGTCGTGCTCATCCCGGCCGTGCCGAACAGACTGGTCTCGACGATCTGACGCAGCGCCGGGTCGCCGCCCTTGACCGTCCACTCGGCCGAGACGATCGGCAGCGTCACACACAGCTCGATCACCGCCGCCTGCGAGCTGCTGACCAGCATCTCGTCCACCTTGCGGAACCACTCCGGGCCCGTCAGGTCGGGGTTGTAGCTGTTGAGGCTGAGGCCCTGCTCGACCGCCCCGCCGACGATCCCCACCTCGCGGGTCAGCACGCTGTCCGACGGCCGGTCGAGCACGTCGGCGAACCGCCGCGCGCCGCGCGCAATCCGCTGGAATACACCCGGCTTAGTCCGCTTATTCGTGCTCGCAACAACAGCCATTTCGACTCCTCCCGGCGTCCCTCTCCCCTCCGACCTCCCCCTCTCCGTTCACGGAGAGGGGGCCGGGGGGTGAGGTTCCCTATCCCGTCCGCCGTCATCCCCACCCGTAGGTCCTGAGCCTGTCGAAGGGCCGGAGCACAGGGACCCCGGCGCCGGCCCTTCGACAAGCTCAGGACCTACGGCTCTCCCCTCCAACCTCCCCCTCCTGAGCCTGTCGAAGGGCCTGCGGAGCTTGTCCTGAGCTCTGCCGCAGGGAGGGGGCCGGGGGGTGAGGGTCGGCTCACGCCGCCAACCGCAACCCCGCCCCGAACTCCATCTGCCGATGCCCCGGCAGCGACCGCCGGAACCGCTCCAGGATGCCCTTCACCCCGCGCGACGGCCCGTACGTCTCGCCCACCAGGTAGTCCCTGAAATCCCCCTCGAACGTCCCGGCGGGCTCGCCCTCGGGCTCGCCCTCGGCCGCCCGCACGGCCAGCGCCAGGGCAATCACACAGTCGTCGTGGAACCCGTCCGGCGCGCTGTAGGTCGTGTGCTTGGCCTCGGTCTGCTCCGACTGATACGCCAGCAGCTCGTTGACCACCACCCGCCCGAGCTCGTCCGTCTCGGGCCACAGGTCCAGCCGCCCGAATTCCAGCGCGCCGGCGAGTTGCAGCACCAGCGGGCCCTTCGAGGTGCCGGTGGTATCGAACAGCTCGACCGCCAGCTTGTGACGGCTCGCCATCCAGCTCATGTAGACCCCGCCGAAGCTGTTCTTCTCGGCCAGCACCCGGGTCGGCTTGAAGTGCTTCAGAATCGCGGCGATCAGGTCGACCTGCTTCTCGTCCTCTAGCCGGCCCCAACGGCCGATCCAGACGGTCTTCAGGTCGCCCTGCCCTGAGCCTGTCGAACGGGTCTTGTCCAGCACGTAGACCACGGTGTAGTCATTGCCGGAACGGGCGAAGTCGATCCCGACGTAGTAGTTCCCGGGCGGCAGGATCGGCAGCCCCGCCCGGTTCAGCTTCACCGGCCTGGTCGCCACCTCGCAAAGCTGCACACCGCGGAACACCGCGCCGACATCGTCGACGAACTTGGCCTCATACTCCTGCTCGAACACCGTCGACGGGATCGTGTTCCGAAGGTCGTCGATCAACGTCTGAACGTGCTTCAGGCACGGGTTCGTCCAGGTCGGCATCTGCCAGGACTTGTACCGGCCATCCTCGGGCTTGCCTGACTGGCCTCGCAACCAGTACCGGTGGAACCAGTTGCCGCGGCCCTTTGGGGTCGAGATGCCGAGCAGCCAGGCGTTGCGGTCCAGCATCATCGGCTGCAGGACGCTTTCCAGGGCGTAATCGGTCGTGAAGGCAGCCTCGTCGACGATGATCCCGATGATGTCGGCGCCCATGCCGCGCAGGTTGTCGGGTTCGTCCAGCGACCCGACCTGCACCTGCCCGCCACCCAGCAGCTCGATCCGCATGTCCCCCTGGTGGACCTTGCGGAACTTCGGCTCCAGGTTGGTCACCAGGTGCTGCCACATCCCGTGCTTGGCCTGCTTGTAGGTGTTGGCGGTCAGCAGCACCGTGCCCTGGGCGTGGTTCGCCTCCTCGACCGCCTCGACCGAGGCGAGGAAGCTCTTCCCCCAGCGCCTCCCGTTGGCGACGATGCGGATCGGGTGCGGGTCCTCGGCAATCTCGCGCTGGGCGGGAAACAGCTCGAACGACCACTCGACATGCCGCAGCGCCTCGCGCCGGGCCGCCACCCGCTGAAACACCCCGGGGCCGAATAGCTCAGGCATGGAGCGCTCCCAACTCCGGATTCCTCTCCCCTCCTTCAAGGAGGGGATCAAGGGGTGGTCCGCCGGCAGCCACCTGCGGCGAAACCAGCTCGCCCGCGGACCTCCCCTTAGTCCCCTCCTTGAAGGAGGGGAGAGACAGGATCCTCGTCACGGCGTTGCCTCCGCTCCCACCGCCGCCAGCAGCGCCGCCAGCTTCTCCGGATCGGCCAGAATCGGCTCCAGGTCCGGGTAATGGTCCCGCACCCAGTTCGAGAACTGCATCGCATAGTCGGTGGTCTCGCGCTCCTCTTTCATCGCCGCCAGCCGCGCTGACACCTCGGCCAACGCCGTCTCGGCCTCCTGCTTGTCCGCCCGCTGCAGGATGCTCATCAACGCCGCCTGCGCGCCGCCCAGCGACGAAGCAGACTTCGGCGAGGTAGTCTCCTGCATCAACTGCCCGAGCTTGGCCAGCGCCAGCTTGGCATACCCGACGGCCATCTGCCCCGCGTCCATGCCGGCGAAGTACTCGATCATCACCAGGTGGCCGGTCATGCTCTCGATCGCATCGGCGAGCGACGGGTCGAGGTGCTTCGTCTTGTGGTTGCTGACCTGGCTCTGGGTGATACTCAGCCCGGTCCGCCGTTCGAGTTCGGCCGCGATCTCGGTCTGGGTCAGCGGCGGTTCGTCGTTCGCGGGCAGGCCGGTCAACTGCCGGGTCAGCCAGCCATAGTCCTCGGGATGCGTGTTGCGCAACCCGCACAGCTCGCACCGCGGCTGCCAGTGCGGCGTCGGCAGCAGCGGGTTGTTGTACAGCGCTTTCAGCAGGCTGCCCATCGGCTACTCCTCAAGGCCTACGGCGTCCCTCTCCCCTCCCTCAAGGAGGGGACTAAGGGGTGGTCCGCTGACGAGTGAATCTCGCCGTAGGTGGCGCCCACCGGACCTCCCCTCAATCCCCTCCTTCAAGGAGGGGAGAACCCGAGTACTCGTCACGGTCGCCCCCCCCGCCTTCGCCCGCCCCTCACCCCAGCCCTCTCCCACGCCGGGGAGAGGGAGCCGGATCCGGACTCCCCTTCTCCCCCGAGTGGGAGAAGGGGCTGGGGGTTGAGGGGCGCATGGCATCGCTAGATCCTCGCTCCCGCCCTCGCTCGCCCGAGCGTCAGCCCGGTCACCTCCACATGGCACGGGTCCCAGCCGACCGAGAGCTTCGCATCCCACTGCTTGCCCGCAATCGCCTCGTCGATCTTCCGGCGCCGCCAGGTGCTCAACCCCCACCGGATCCCGCTCTGCAGCCCGTGCGCCTGAGCCGAACTCGCCAGCATCAGCAGGTACCGCGTCGGCGGGTCGAGCGGGTGGTCATCGTCCAGGATGTCCACCGCCAGCGCCTCGGGCTGGCCGTTCTTGCTGGTCGCGTTGTGGTAGCTGAACGTGACCTTCGAGTGGCCGCTCCGATACGCTTTGAGCTGCGCCGCCGGCGACCGCCAGGCGCACTGAATCCGCGGTCGCCAGCCGTGCCCCTCCAGGTCGGTCAGCACGGCCTTGATCTTCCGCGCGAAGGCCGGCCAGCACTGCAGCAGCATCAGGTTGTTGCGGTTGAGCCGCGCTGCTTCGGTCATCTCGATCTCCTCAAGCCTCGCCCCACTCCGCTCTCCCCTCCTTCAAGGAGGGGATTAAGGGGTGGTCCGCGGACGACTCGTAGCGCCGTCACAAGCTCCCCGCTGACCTCCCCTCAATCCCCTCCTTGAAGGAGGGGAGAGCGGAGTCATCCCTTCACCGCCGCCTTCGCGTTCGGGATCGCCGGGTCGTTGGCCGCCACAAACCCCAGCAGGCCTTGCAGCCAGGTCACCCATTCGGCCGGGATGATGGTCAGCACGAACTCCTGCAACTGCGGCATCGCGATGATGCCGGCAATGTAGAGCGCCAGCCGGAGCCAGTCCCACCAGGTCAAATTGCGCAGCCAGGTCAGTTGCATCTCAGTCCTCCTCGTCCTCGCGCAGCACCACCCGCAGAGGCGTGCCGAGCAGAGGTTCCAGCCAGTCGGGGAAATCGAAGTGGTGGTAGGCGCAGACCGTCGCGATATGCCGCGCGATCGCGCGGATGCAGCCGATGCACCCACCGACCAGCACCACCGTCACCGCGTAGTGCGGGAAGCCGACCAGCGGCGCGGTGAGCGCATCGCAGATACTCGCCAGCACCAGGTAGACAGTCAGGTTCCAGAGCCGTCTAAACGCCCTCAGCCAGTCGTCGTCTTCGTACACCAGCACCCGCGGGTCGTCGTGCCGCGGCTTCGCTCGCCGCTGGGCGTGCAGCCGCTGCATCTGTCCGGCGGTGACGCTCTCCAGGAGGATCAGCACCAGGATGTACTGGAAGCAGACCTGCTGCAGCCGCGGCGCCTCGTGCCAGTACCCGGCCATTGCCGTGCCGAGCCCGGCGGTCAGCCAGAGCCAGACGCCCTTGAACGGCGACATCGCGGCGACGCCGGCGCCGGCGGTGGGTCCATCCATCAGGTCTCGTCCTCCCACGGCGTGACCACCGCCAGCCCGGCCACATCGAACTCGATCCTGACTTCCTTGCCCTCGCCGCCGGCGTGCTCCCACCGCTCGAACCAGCCCTCCAGCTCGGCACAGGCCGCCAGCCGATGCTGTAGCCGTCGCAAGCCCTCGCCGTTACCGATGGTGTGGTCGGTCAGCGGGACCAGCCCGAACTCGTCCCGGGTCCACTCCAGGTCGCGGTCGCCCCGCACGATCACGCCGGCGGACTCACTACCGGAGAGGTCGGCGATCAGCACCTGCGGGACCGACCAGTCGACCAGTTGCAGGGCCTCGGGCAGATACTCTTCCAGCCAGCGGATCCCGGCGGCCAGCAGCATGTCGGGCCGCCAGTTCAGCACCCGCAGGTGCCGCAGCCCGCTCAGGTGCCGACCGTTCCGGCCGTGGTAGTACCGGTCGTGGTTGACCTTCGTCTGAAACACCACGCCGGCAAATGCGCTCCAGGTCATGGTCGTCTCCCCAATCTCGTCGCTCTCCCCTCCTTCAAGGAGGGGCTCAAGGGGTGGTCCGCCCGGAGCCACCTCCCGCGAAACCAACTCGTCAACGGACCTCCCCTCAGTCCCCTCCTTGAAGGAGGGGAGAGGCAGGACCCTCACGCCGCCGGCCCCAAACCACAAAGGGCGCGGCAACTGCATTCCCCGTGTCCGGGGGCAGTCGCCGCGCCCTTCGCGCAGCACAGTTGAAGCGTAGCCTACTGTAACGGCACCGTCAAGGCCGCCCGGGCCGCCGTCTCCAATTGGTCCAAGTGCTCCGGGCTGATCGCATCAACCTCGACCACCCGCCGCACTGACACCACCGTCCGACCCACCGGCGCCGCCCCGCGCCGCTTCGCGAGGTAATGCACCTGCTGCGGCGTGACCTCCCGGCCCAGCCGATGCGTCAGCTCCGCCGCGACCTGCGCCAGCGTCAACCCATCGCTCAGCAACTCACTGTCCGGCGCCGCCTTGCCCATGCCCATCACCTCCTCGGTCTCCGCTCTCCCCTCCTTCAAGGAGGGGAGAAGCACGACCCTCAGGCCGCCTCGCCCT